AGTGAAGCCGCACCCGTGGATACAGTTAATCCAGCAAAGGTACCTGCGGCAGGGGTGGATGCACCGATGATTGTGCCATCAATGTTACCGCCTGTAATTGTCACTGCGGCAGATACGAGGGCATCAAGGTTGGCAGTACCGTCGATGAACAGATTCTTAAACTCAGCACCGGAAGCACCAAGGTCAATATCATCATCAGTGACAGGCACAATCGCACCATCTTGTACACGGATCTGCTCGACAGCAGAGCCACCGACTTCAGCGTAAAAGGAGACACGGTTGTTGGATGTGTCTACGACAACTTTGTTGTTACCGTCGGTGTCAGCAATCAAAGGTACATGTGCACCTTCGGTTGACGAACCATCGTGTGTGTGACCTGTAGCAAAAGCAAAGGCATCACGAAGTGCGTTGTACTCTGCATTAATAGGAGCTGCTTTGACCGTAGCCCCTGGAATGATGTCTGCGGTAGACTGTCTGCTGTATCCTGCCATTTATCTACGGTCTCCCAAACCGAACAACAGAACCAAGCCTTGAATAGAATGACTTGGATTCGTATCGTTTGTTACGTATCTCAAACTGATTGATGTTCCAGATCCTGATATATTTGTTTTAACTACGGGCGACGGGTTACCGTCATAGATTACACCGGAGCCATCAAACACTGCTTCGTTATAAAAAGCTGCAGCACCCTCTGTTGTCACTGTAAAATCTCGGGGGTTAGAAACAAACTGATCTTCGTAGTCGTATACTGCCGCCATGGCTAAATCTGAATCCCCCTCAGAGCGCAGGTATGTAGATACTTTTAAAAAGTTCTTACGCAGTTCTGGATCGCCCATGTGGAAGTATGGTGTTTGAAACAGGCTAAACACTTCCAAGCCGTTGAAGTCACTACCGGACTCTTGTCTGTGTACATTCCCTTCGGAATCTCCATGCAGGACGTATTCTTCTTGTCCGATGTAACCTGAGTCTGCACAAGTAGCTGTTATACCCAAAAGCTGTCCGAATTCAAACCCTATTCCACCAGAATTTTGTTTTAATGCTCCAATAACTCCTGTGGACTCAGCTGCAGAGAAGAAAATGCGGAACTGAGACTTCTGTCGTATGACCACCGAACTCAGACCATCAAGGTCTTGATCCGTAGCAACATCCGTAATAATGGACTGAATAGACTTAGATACAGTCTCTAACTCTACGTCTCCAATACGGTCTGTACCGGATACTGGACGAAGTCCGTCAGGTCCTAGAAAGAGTAAATCACCGCCAATCTCAATGACAGAGTCGGAGGCGATACATCCTAAGTCTTCTGTAACTTCTTCTACAGTAAAGTCTGCAATACTAGATCCAATGATCTTCTTAATGTTGTTTGTGCCAAACACAAAGAGCTGATCTCGGAACTTCTTTAGCTGTACTACTTCAAAGCCTACGTTGATCGTACCCGCACCGTTAGCAATGCTGAAGTCAGACTCATCTAATGGTGCTGAAAAGTAAACTAATGAGGGGTTGGACGAATCACCTGCAAGAAACATGTGACTTTGAAACTCACTAGCGTACTTCGGATCGGTAGGCGCATTGGCATCTGTGATCTGAGTGTAAGACGTACCGTCGTAATAAGCGGCAGGGTTTACACCGTCAACAAGTAGGAAGCGAGGACCTACCCAGTTATACTTTACTGACCGGATCTTGGTCACGTTGGTCATAGTAGGTGAGCCAGAGGTAGTAATAGCGTCCCAAGAGTCTGTACTCGTGTTCCAAGCGTGTAGATAGTCATTGCCGGCACTAGGCTCTCGACAAGCAAAGATGCCGTCGTCTAACCCGTTCACTACAATTACACCTAACGTAGGACCGGTACCCGGTAGATTAGGATACGCATTTGTAAAGCCGCTAATACGACGATAGCCACCCGTTAAGGATGGCTCATAGTTAATCAAACGGACAGCACTGCCCGGTCGCTGTTCACCCTGAGAGAGTACGTCTCGGTTCGTGTCGAGACCTCCCTCACAGTACACTTTAAAGATCTGTAGATTATCAGCCATTAGCGTGTAAAGACCCGAGTGTACACATTAGGTACGATATACGTAGAGCGCATATCTATCGGATCATCCATTAACAATCTACGCATAACACGGATACCCTCGGCGTAGTTGTTCTGATGCATAGCCGCACTCTGTTCGTTAGATCTAAAGCGCATCATATACGCCATCGCACCGTCAATGATGACATGCCGGAAGCGGTCGGGGATAACAGAGGTGTCCGTTGTGAGCGCAAGGTCCGCAGGGAACTTCCAATACCTGTATTCAATCTCGTAGGCATCATTAGGGATTGGTGTTACACCAAATGCGAGGTCCTGAGTCTGGTACACCCGATTAGGTACGTCGTACCCTGAGTCACCGTTAATTTCATCTTGTGCTCTAAACGTCTCTAGGTACTCTGCGTAAGTAAGTACATCTAATTTTGTTGGATAGTTAGTGCCACCGGCAAGACGCTTGATATAGAAAGAATCCCAATCAACAGAAGATGTGTCGGCTGGGAAATTATAAACTTGGGTACCAGATGACAGCGTCTGTACTTCTGTCTCTAGTGTAAATGGCCACTCTTGGGCCGACTGTAAGATACCACGAATAGAAGCATTCACAGCATCTTTGGCTAGTGCTTGGATATTACGTACGTTTGCAAAGTCAGTCTCATCAATCGTGACTTCGTTAAGCCGACGTAACAACTCATTTGTTATCGCAAGATAGGTAGCCATTAAGAATCCTGTAGAGAGGAAAGAGGTCAGGGGGACTCTAGAAATCCCCCATCACTCCAAGGTTTACTTATGCAAGCTGATCACGATCAACTTCGTCTGCAGCGCCCATATCGTTAACGTCAACGACGATAGCGAATACACGAGCTTCGACAGCAGTTGGTGTACCAGTTACAGTAGCAACTACCTGAAGAACATCTTCAGCCGCTGTGACTGAAGTACCGTCTGCTCCGTAGAACTGGGTGTTAGCCGTAGCCGCATCCAAGTCTAAGTCGTTAGCAATAACGGTAGTATCAGTTTCAAGCTGAAGGTCTACAGTGTAAGTGTCAACGTCTCCGGGTGCGCCTAGAATCTCTAAGCCTGCGCCCATGACCACTGTGCCCGCAGGAACAGTGATAGCGTCAACAGTGCCAGTGTTAGTTGCTGGAAGTGTTACTGTGGCTTCAACGACTTGCGCCAAACCACGTGCTGTAGGTGAAAGTGCCATGATTAATATCCTCCCTTATACACCAGTTGCTGTTACGTAACGAGCAGTAGTGATCGCTTCAGGACGAAGAATCTTACGGCCATACAGGTTCATACCACGGACGATGTCTGCGAATGAATCTGGGTCACGATATGTTTCAGTCTTAGAGATCTGCTGTGCAGAAGCAATGGCTGAATCGTGGCCAGCTACGATCACGCCGAAGTCTGTACCCTGAAGGGTAGAAGAAGACTGCGCAGGACCGCCACCTACTGAAGGCAAGTTGTTAGAAACGTAAACACGGAAGCCGTGCAAGTTATTAACAGTCAAGCCGTTGCGGATACCACCAGACTCACCGAAGTCTGAGTTGAAGAGCTTAGAGTCTTCGTCACGAAGAAGCTCCATGAACACAGGGTCGATTACCAACCAACGTCCATTTGTGTCTACGAACTGCTGGTCGAGCAAACGAGCCATACGGTTCAACAACTGGAGTGGAGAGATATCGTCGTCTGTAGTTGCGCTAACACCTGGAAGACGTGGCTTCAGAGGCACAGCTTCGCCAGCTACAGCGGCACCGCCGTCATTCAAGCTGAAGTCAGTAGCGTCAATCTTCATTGAAGCAAGCAACTCGTCAGTACCTGCAGTGTCAACAGCAACAGTACCAGAAACTTGATCGTTTACTGTACCAGCGTTCGTGTTGAGTGCAGACTGCTTGTAGCCTGAGATGTATCCAAGAACTTCTTGGTCGAACTGGTCACGCAAGCGATACGCTGCACGGTCAGTTGCCATATCCATAAAGTTAACGTGTGAGTGCGCATCTTCAATGTCATCCATCTTGAATGCGAAGTAGTGCGCTTGATCAACTACGAGAGTGAAATCTTCATCGTCGATATCCTGAGCAGTGATCTGAGTACCACGAGAATACTCTTTAACTGTGATTTCAGGCTCTTTGATGATACGGACTGAATCACCGAAGTTGGCGATCTCACCGAAGTAGTCAGAGTTTGTGATGTCTTCAACGATAGAAGACTTACGGAAGGCTTTCTGGACCTTCTGCGAATAGATGACGGGAGAGAAATTCCCGTTTGGCAGGTTACCGTAACCGGCCGCTGTTTGAAATGCCATGATAAGTTCTCCTCATAGTCAGGCATAATTTACATAAATAGATCACGACTGACCGATTCTAGAGGCTTGCTTGCTGTGGGTGTCTGCTATTGACATGACCGGCCAAAGTCATTACAATCAGAGGCCACGCTTACAAGGTATTCTAACAACGGTTAGTAATCTTTACTCTCAAAGTAAAAGCTACAGGTTGTCCAGATGAACTGGGGCTGTAGCCAATACTTAATCTTACAACTGGTTTATTTACTAATTAGATAAAGTCAACACTTTTATTAAAATTAATTAACGTGCTGCACCAGTCATATCATAAACAAACTTGCCACTTTGAATAGCAGATAGAATTTCTTCTTCATGCTTTTCGTACTCGTACGGTCTCAAACCGGCAACTTTGCTTTCACTCCATTCCGCATTTGGCGATGAAGATGGAGATTTCTTAGATGACTTAGCTACTGCTTTAGCCGCTTCTTTCTCTAACTGTGAGTCAGAACGCTTTTCAGTAATCATACCCTGATCTGCTTTATACAAATCAATGGCACGGGCTGCCGCAATTGCATCAGTCTCATTCTTGTAGAGTGCGTCTTGAATGTAGGTAGGTTGTACCTTGACCCACTCATGAAACTCTTTACTTGTTCTAATAGAGTCAAAGTCAGGATGCATCGTCTTAAGCTGGTGTTCAGCCTTCTCCCGCTCTAACTGTGACTTCATCTTCCGAAGATCTGACATACTCTGTTCCACTTCACTAGAAGCTTCACGTGCACGTTTCTGTGCGATTGAGTCTACGATCTTAGCGACTTCAGGATACTTCGTAGCCCACGCTTCAATCTCTTCTTCAGATGTTGGAAGTTTAAACTCTTCCTTCTGGCTCTCTTGTACTTTCTTCCGTAAGTCTTCTAACTCTTTGTCTTTAGACTCTACGGTCTGTTGCATGTAGCGGCGGAGATCACCATAACGCT